TACCTACCTTCGTTCTTGAAAATAGGTATATATTTCTCGTGTATATTTATATTATTCATCTTTTGGTGTTACGTCTATAATCTTATCTTTAATCTTCTTACCTTCAACGCTATCTCCAAAGAAATTAATAGTAGGTGCTTGAACTTTATTAGAAACCTCTTCTTTATCATCTCCATAAGCAAAATCCATAAGCAATTTCATATGATTATAGCTACCTTCTTCTGCTTTCTTAGCTAAACTCTCAAAAGCGTTTACTTCGCTCCCAAATACGTTCTTAATAGCCTTTTTAGCATATTGTTTCTTGCGATTCTTCTTTGCAGTATTCATTGCAGGTTTATTAGACCTCTCTTTATCTGGTACAGGTAGCTTGGGAATAGATTTCTTTCTACTATTCCCTTTTCTACCATCTGTTGGCTTAATCTCTTGTGAATTACTCATATTATGATAACTAAATTGTTGTTATTTTGTTTTTTAGGTATAATAATAATAATTCCCTTGCTCGTTACGTTCTGCTTCATAATAATTCTTAGTAAGCTCTATTTCGTAATGCAATAATCCAGATAGGTAACCACAGATAAAAGTAACATCTGCATCTGATAACTCACAATCCTCCTCATCTTTCATAACCTCTGTATTTAATACATCGTGTATGTCTAAACTTAAATCTATTAAGTAATCATCTTCTTGATAGTATAATCTAATCTCATCAGGAAGTGGGTACATAGAATTACTGTTACTTGAGTATTCTGGTCTTATTGATAATATCCTATTCTTTAGTTCTTCTGTCATAACTTCTATTTAATAAATTCTTGGTTTCTTAATACTTCTTCGATAGCATTTACAAGGTCATACTTTTGACCAAAGGTAATACCTCCGTTATAAAAATCTGTATCAATCTTTTGTAGTGTTTCTATTATTTCTTTCATAATATTTAGTTTTTAATTACGTTGCAATATACAAAACATTTTAAGTTATTGACTAGTGCTTATTAATTTTAACATTTCTTTAACATTTAAACTAAAAAAGGAAGCTAATTAGCCTCCCTTAATAGTTCTATCTCTCTATTGAGATAATCTTGTGCCTTAATAAGGTCAAGCAGTTCATCGTGCTTCTTTCCTGCTCTTGCAATATACTTAATTATATTACCTCTACAGAAATTTAAGTCATAATCTCTAATAACATCTATAATGTCATAATCTTTGCCATTTTCGTAATGTGTTTGTGTACCTCTCATAATTTATTTATTAATAAGTTAATGTAATTCTAATATAGACTCTCCTTCGATTATTTTACATTCATCTTTACTCTTCCAAGACCAAGATTTAACTCTCATAGTAATAAGTTCACGTATTTCATCTCTTCTTTCCTCTGGAATGGTGTCTATAAGCAATTCTAAGCTATCTTTACCTATTTTTAATGAATTTATATGTAAATTACGTTTAGATTCCTTTAAAACTCTCTTTTGAGTCTGTTCTATTGTAAAAAACTCTTCAGCCTTATCATTAAAGTAAACATTATAAAAATCTCTGAATGATGGGTATGTTTTATAGTAAATACCTATTTTTTGTAGTGCTTGAAGTATAGAAGACCTATCTATTTTTAATCCTCGTTCTTTAAACCACTCTGCAATCATTCTATCGTTCATATAATTAACATCTCTTAGAACTTTATAGAATAATGTTCTTGTAATCATTATTTCAGTCTTCCTTGAGTTAGTATTTAAGTCAATACCTGTTAATACTTCAAAATCTCTTGCTAATTCATCTGCCGTTTCTTTGTTGTAATCTATCATCTTTTTTGTTTTAGTTTAATTTATTGTTTTCTTTTATTTCTTCTATTTTAAGTAATACTTTAGTAAAGGTATTGGTTTGATACCAATCTAAAGCCTTTTTTATACCAGCACAAGCCAAGTATAACTCTTGTTCTTCGTAATATTCTAAAATGTCTTCTAAAATGTATTTAGGTAACCCTTCTTGCATCTCAAGTATTGCATTTGAGAAGTATAGTTCCACAACATTCTTATCTTCATCGCTTAATGTTCTCATAACAATCTGTTTTTAGTGTTAGTAATGATTTAGCTTGATTAAACATAGCTTTTGCATCATCTCCATAAACCTGCTTATAAAGTCTATAGGTTCTATTCATTAATGAATACTTATTTTTAGCGTCTTTAAACAACTTTTCAGCATAAACCTTACCATAACCCTTACAAACCTTTATATTGTCTGCAGAATCCCCTACAATCATCTGAGAATAAAAGTTCTCATTAGCTTCTTGCTCTGATATTTTAACTAACTCTCTTTTCTTATAGTTGTAGTCATAAAACCAACAAGGGAATTGCTTATAATCCTTATCTAAAGACATTATAACAACAGAATCAATACCATTCTTTTCTACCTCTTCTGCCCATAATGTAGCTACAACATCATCTGTCTCTACACCATCTCCATAAATAGAATTGTATTCAAGCTTAACCATATCGTGAAGTAGAGGTAATATCTCTGGTCTCTTCTGCGTTCTATTTAACTTATAGGTAGCTGATATATCTTTCCTAAAGTTATTCTTAGAGCCATTACAAAATACTACCTCATCAACATTCACTTGTTCTTCTAAGAAATCAAGTAACCTTTCAAAGCTAACTTCAAACTTATTGAAAGCAACATTAACATCTGTCTCAAATAAGTCTTCAGGAAACTCTCTATCATCTTTCTTCTTAAAACAAGAAGCATAGATTAAACTATCTGCATCAAATATTACTTTCATAAATCAATAGTTTATTGTTAGGTTTTTTCTTCTTGTGCATTCTCTTGTCATCAAACCAACCTGTAACAGGATTGATTCTGTGATTCCAGAACTTGGTTAATTTATCTTCTTTAGTTTGCTTCATAATATATCTGTTTAATTTAAAGCAAAACTACAAAACTATTTATATACTTCCAAATACTTTTTCAATTTATTTACAATTCCTATCATACAGGGTCTACAACTTGTGTTTTTTTGATTAGTATTGAAAATGTTATTGTGAATAGATATTAGTCTTGCTCTTTGTTGAGATGTAGTTTTACGAGGATTACCTCCTAAGAAATCACTCAAGTAAACATAATCTTCTTCTGATATACAATTAACCTTCTTATAAGTAAATAGCTTATTAAGTTTCTCTTGTCTATCATCACAACCACAATCTTCTCCTGCTATAAACTTAACTAACTTATCTACTCCTGTAGCTTTAGTAATCTTAGCTAATGTATCTCCAACACCTTCAGATTGTTTAGCAACATTATCTTTAAGTGCTTCATAATCCTTAGACACCTTAGTCTTGTTCCATTCCTTATACTCTCTATAATCCTTAGACCTCTTGTCTATAGTTTCATAGTATCCTTTCTTTTCTAATTCTAAATAATAATTGTCTGGTTTCATATCTTGTCAAAATCTTGGTTAAAATAATCTATTAAATCTTCTGATAAACTTTCTCTTAATATAGCTTTTTGGTTTAGTATAGAGTTATGTATAGAGGTTAATCCTATCTTAGCTCCTTTAGATATAGCTCGTAAAGATAAGCCTTGTATAAAATACAATTCAAATAACCTCTTATCGTAAACAGTCCAATCAGATGTTATACTTTCTACCTGACTCATTATCTTCTCAAAAGCATCATCTTCCTCCACATCATACTGCTTCTCAACAACCTCATCATTCTCTAATATCTCATAGAAAATACTATTACGTTTATCTTTTAAGTAAGAGTAATACAAATTCCTTAATGTAACCCATACAAAGTACCTATTAATATCATCCTTGTACATAATTCTACTCTCATCCTTAACAAGTCTATGCATCCTAAGATACATATCCTGAACCAAGTCTTCAGCTACATCAATCTTACATCCTAAATTCACTAACATCTTAATCCATAACTCTTGATGAACTGCTAATTTTTCTAACATTAAATCTCTTTTATAATTATTTCTACTCTTGGGTTTTCTCTATCTAATTCTGTAGGTAATATAGTCTCTGTCTTTACATAATCATCATTATCATCTTCCCAACAACCATAATCTGTAATCGAGTCTAATAAAAACTTACTTACTACACTAATCACATTCATCTTGTCTAAGCGTCTTTTAGAGCCTTTATAGACCTTATAAGTTACCTCAACAGGTGTTTGTATAGATAAGTTTCTTAACTGCTCTCTAAGAGCCTCTGAATAGGCTTTCTTAGCATCATTACTTATTCTATGATGTAAGTTCCTATAGGTATTCATATTCAAAGAAATCCTCTTATCTTTAACAGTCTTTCTCGGTAATGTTACAAATAGAGGGGATATAATATTATGAGTCATATTTTATATATTTAGCCATTGATTCAGGTAGTATATAAGAATACTTATCTATTTTACTGTTGTCATTAAAATCTGTAGTCTTAGGGCATTTAAAGGCTTTTACAGGTGTTTTAACGATAGATGATATGTTCTTTGATATATTGAATACCCATACTCCTTTTTCGTCTGTTACAACGTATAAAAACGTCTTTCCCTTTATTTGTGCTTCTTGATAATTTCTATACATCTTCATAGCTTCAATAATTTTATCAGAATAATACTTTCTTCTATTCTTTATTTCAACTATGTAATTAACGTCAAAAGCATCGTAACAACTATAAGTGTCCGATGCTAATGATAGGTTAATACCTTTAATCTTATTTAATAAATCTACTGTAGATTTCTCTGTCATTACAACTCCATCTTTACATTAAAAGCAGTATGACCACCTAATACAATACCTAAGCCAATAGCCTCCTTCTTACCTCCTTGCATATATCCCATAGCATAAGACTTACTATCTATACCACAACCTACTGCCATACCAAAGATAGCTCTTGTCTTTCCAAACATCCATTCACAATAAAAGTCTGTATGATAATGACCAGATACAGTAGATACCATATCTCTCTTTGCAGCCATTCTCGCTTTACCACTTTTATCTCCGTGAACATATCTAACACCATCGTAATAAACCTCTGTTACAAAGTTCCAATTAGGAGTCTCTAATACCTCAGAAAACTCCTTAATCCATTTACTTGGAATATCAGATGATTGTGCTTTACGGATAATAATTCTATCGTGATTACCTAAAGTAACATCTGCATTAGGAAATGCTTTATACCATTTAGCTAATTTAGCTACTGCTTGTTCTAACTCAAACTTACCACCTAAACCATCTGCTGATGATTCGTGATAGCTTGAATAATGATTGTCAATAACATC